TCCTCAGACTAACCCTCTCATCGTTGTCGTCAGTGCGGAACTTATTGACTTCTTCTTGGGTAGAGCTGTTATTACCCAGCAGCGCACATTGAAGATGTTGTCTGCTCAACTGTATCTGCATCTCGTCACACGCCAGGATGATTCTGGACACCACCGCCTGCAGGAACGTACGCGTCTCGGCTTGAGCCGCTTCCGTCAGCTTGGCTGCTTGGCTACCTATTGAGGCGAGAACCGCGCTCTGGAGCGAGGCATCATCGGAGGGCAGGGCGAGTGATTCCAGTACATCCGGTCCGCTACTCAAGAACGTCTGTAGCCGCTGTATGACCAGCACCTCAATATCATGTGCCGGGTAACGTTTTGCACCAGCCTTGTTATTCCCTGGATTCCGGATGAGCGCTTGAGAGACATAGTAGCGGTAGCGTTTGCCATTCTTGACGGTGTGAGTGGGCGTGAGCCTTTGACCTTCAGCATCAAAGAGCAGCCCAGTCAACAAGCTCGACGCCTGTGCCTTGGTTCCGGTGCGCTTGGCAGTGTCATTGGTCTTAAGCAGCGCTTGGACCTTTTCCCAAAGGGCCTCCGGTACGATGGCCTCGTGCATCCCAGCATGGGGTTGGTCCCGGTGGGTGATGACACCGCGGTAGATACGATTCTGCAAGAGGTCATAGAGTGCACCGCGAGAGTAAGAGGCATTGCCTGATCGCTTCCCCGTTTTGCTGAGTCTGTCTTTGCTCCGGATTCCTTGGGCGTCCAGTTCCTGCTTGAGCTTGGCTACTGACCCCAGCGCTATGTATCGTTCATAGATATGTCGCACCTGCGAAGCCTCTTTATTGTTCACGACGAGTGCTCGACCCTTTACGTCATAACCAACAGGCACCCGGCCACCCATCCACATGCCCTTGCGCTTGGAGGCCGCGATCTTGTCCCGGATCCGGTCCCCGGTGACCTCGCGCTCGAATTGGGCAAAGGAGAGCAGCACATTGAGTGTTAGCCTCCCCATGGAGGTCGTGGTATTAAATTGCTGGGTGACCGAGACGAACGAGACTCCGGACTCATCAAAGGTCTCGACCATCTTGGCGAAGTCGGCAAGGGAGCGGGTTAATCGGTCCACCTTATAAACCACCACCGAATCGACCTTCCCGGCCTTGATATCTACCAGTAGCTTCATCAACCCCGGCCGCTCCATGTTGCCACCGGAGAACCCGCCATCGTCATAGGCCTCATCAACCACCTTCCAGCCCTCATGGCGCTGGCTCTCTATATAAGAGAGACAAGCTTCCCGTTGGGCATCCAGCGAGTTAAACGACTGTTCCAGTCCTTCTTCCGAGGACTTACGGGTATAGATGGCACAGCGCAGCTTAGCCATGGGATCCCTTGAGTCCGAAGAACAATGGACCCGACCAGCGTGTCCCAGTAATCAGTCGGGCGATCTCCGAGAGGCTTCGATAGGGCTGCCCCCGGTAGGCAAATCCCTCATTGATGACGGTGACCTCATGGGTGTTACCGTTCCACTCACGGATCAAACGCGTGCCGAGCTTGATACGCGGAGCATCCAATGAAGCACTGGAGCCCGCTTCAATCTCAGAGGCAATCTTCCGGAGTTGTTTTCGGGTATTGGGCCTGAGCCCCCCATACGCCTGTTCCTGCAGGCGATAGGCAATGCAAGCAATAAGGAAATCTTTGTGGCCACGGCAGCGCAGCGGATGGCCAAATACTTCAGTCCACAGAGAAAGTAGTTCCGCGCGTGTCAGTTGAGGTAGGCATTCAAGCTGTTTAGCGATATCGTTGGACATGGTCTGGCATCATTTATCTGGTCCATTCACGCTTGGTATGCGTGTGAAGTCAACTCACCATTTTTTACCCAGAAACAGGGCTCATTATATGGATAACCAGCAAAATTCATTTCCAAAATCCGAACAACTCCTCAACGATACTTGGTGGGCATTCAAAAATGCCTCTGAGGTGCTTGGATTTAAAACTGAAATTCCCGCAGAACCACTGCCTTCGGAAACGGACGGTAATCTGTATAGTTTCGAGACACTTCAAAGATATGCAAATAAAGCAATAAACGCAAAAGAGAAGGTGGACTATCTATTGACAAATTTGCGCAGTAAGAACGCCTTTACAATAAGGGATATGGACGAGTTCGCTAACAGGTTAGGGTTATTTGTAATACAAGTGCAGTCACTTTCTGGATTGGTATTTTTCAAGGATATATTCAAAGCATATGAAACACCTATAAGAAACGGGCCGAACGCTGCTGCCTACCAGATGAACCACGATATGTTCGCGCCGATTCTTCGAACACTAATATCGCAACGTCCCAATGGCATCAGCCGGTTATCTCAGCTCTATGAAATTGCAGGCATGGATAAAAGTGCAGTCGATTATTTTCTTATCATTCATGAAGATAAAGAGAACGATCTAAGTGTCTGGTTGCGAACCGCCCTGAGGAGTGTTTCGATGTATCATCCGCAGCGTAAACAGCGTAAAAACTCAGCGCGTATATCTAAAAGACTTCCATCTAAAAGACGAAATAAATCATAGGCATATATCAAGTGAGGTAACAGATTCCTCATAGGAACTTGTCTTAAAACCGCACAAAATTAGGCATCGCCCAAATGGAGGATGCCTAAGTGTCAATATCCAATACCAAGAATCTTGCAAATGGTCGTTTACACGGTAACGAGATCACGATTACCTATCGCTCCATTACGGAGCTTACACTCAACCCCAATAATCCCCGCATCCACACCCCGAAGCAGATTCACCAGCTTGCACGCAGCATTGCGACCTTCGGCTTTACGGTACCAATTCTAGTTACTGGCCAGGATCAAGTGATCGCAGGTCATGGGCGGTTACTTGCGGCAAAAGAACTCGGAATTATCCATGTACCTACAATCTGTCTTGAGCATCTAACTGAACGACAAATCCAAGCGTATGTAATTGCGGACAACAAATTAGCCGAGAACGCGACCTGGAATGAAAAGCTACTGGCCGAACAGTTCAAAGCACTTTCGTTAGTGAAGCTCGACTTTAGCCTAGAAATCACCGGGTTCGACATGGGGGAAATCGATCTCCTGATTGAAGGCCTCTCGCCGTTGACCGATGACGATGGAGACCCTGCGGATGCGCTGCCAAACGATTTATCGGAACATGTCGTTACCCACCCTGGGGATTTATGGATACTGGATAACCACCGCATCTACTGCGGTAGTGCCCTAGACGCAGAAGCTTATGCAGTGCTGATGAACAGCAAGCAAGCAAGTATGATTTTCACGGACCCACCGTATAACGTTCCAATCGAAGGTCACGCCAGTGGGTTGGGTTCCATCCATCACAAGGAATTCGTGATGGCCTGTGGTGAAATGGATCCGGACACATTCACGCAGTTCCTCACTAACGCCTTAACTAACCTTGCCCATCACAGCGCACCGGGTTCCTTGCATTACGTGTGCATGGATTGGCGCCATATCGGCGAGCTGTATGCCGCGGGTCAAACTGTATACACCGAGCTTAAAAATCTATGTATATGGGTCAAAGATAACGGTGGCATGGGAAGTTTGTACCGCAGCCAGCATGAACTCATCTTTGTATTTAAGAACGGTACCGCATCCCATCAAAATCATGTGCAACTCGGCCAGTTCGGCCGCTACCGCAGCAATGTCTGGAACTATCCTGGCGTGAATTCCTTCGGGCGAACCACGGAGGAGGGCAACCTGCTGGCGTTACATCCCACCATCAAACCCGTGGCCTTGGTGGCCGATGCCATCCTCGATTGCTCCAGTCGCGGTGACATTGTGCTCGATGCTTTTCTCGGTAGTGGTAGCACGGTGATGGCTGGGGAACGTACTGGCCGCATCTGTTATGGCATCGAGATTGATCCTGTGTATGTCGATACTGCCATCCGTCGCTGGCAGACCTATACAGGGCAAACCGCCGTGCACAGCGAATCCGGCCAGACATTCAATGGACTCGAAGCTGAACGGAAATGTGCCCATGGCTAAAAAACCCAAGAACCCCAGTGACTATCCGGTGGGCTATGGCAAACCCCCGCAGAAAACCCAGTTCAAAAAAGGTCAGTCGGGCAATCCTAAAGGGCGGTCTCAGGGTTCGCCTAATTTGGCGACGGCTCTGGACCGCGCCCTCAAGGAGAAGGTCGTGGTGAACGAAGGTGGTCAACGGCGTGTGATCACCAAGATGGAGGCCATGGTAACGACCATGGTGAATAAAGCAGCCATCAACGACCACCGGGCCCGGCAACAATTACTTCAGGTCATTCGAGTCCTCGATGGCGATCCTGCCGAGGCTTCCAGTGACGCGGAGCTTGTTCAAGAGGATGAGGAAATAATGAATCGTATAGCAGAACGCCTAAAACGTACCTTACAGGAGAAATCTGATGACAATCCTAAATCGAAGTGAATATGACACGGCACTGCGTCAGGACTTAAATGCCTTTATTGAGAAGTGTTTCGGACAGTTGAACTCGACCGGCAAATTTCTACCCAACTGGCATCTGGAGGCCATGGCCGCAAAGCTCGAGGCCTGTTACCGGGGCGAGATCCGGCGGCTCATCATTAATGTGCCACCTCGACACCTGAAGTCCATCGCGGCCTCGGTCTCGCTGGTCGCCTGGTGGCTTGGGCGTGACCCAACGGCCCAGATCCTGTGCGCCAGTTACGGCCAGGATCTGGCCGAGAAGCATGCACTCGATTGTCGGGCAGTCATGCAGAGCCTGTGGTACCAGCGGATCTTTAGGACTCGACTATCGGATGAGAAGCAAGCTGTGCATGACTTTGAGACCACGGCTAAGGGATTCCGGATGGCGACCTCCATCGGTGGCGTACTGACCGGCCGGGGTGCGGATGTGGTCATTATCGACGACCCCCTCAAGCCTGACGATGCAGTCTCAGACGTCCGGCGGCGAACGGCAAATGAATGGTATGACAATACCTTGTATACCCGGCTCAACGACAAGCGTACCGGATGCATCATCATCGTTATGCAGCGCTTGCATGAAGATGACCTCGTGGGTCATGTATTGGGGCAGGAAGACTGGGTTGTGCTCGCCCTTCCAGCGATCGCTGAAGTGGATGAGCGCCATGTGATTAAATCGGCCTTCGGCACCTATATCCATGAGCGCAAAGCCGGGGAAGCCTTGCATCCAGATCGCGAGCCGTTGGAAACCTTAAAGAACATGCGCCAAACGATTGGGGACTACAACTTCGCTGGCCAATATCAACAAATCCCCGCACCCCTCGGCGGAGGTATGGTCAAACGCAAATGGTTGCAGACCTACGAGCCTAACCAGCTGCCAGAGAAATTTGACCAGATCGTGCAGAGCTGGGATACCGCCAACTCGGTGTCCGAGCTCAGTGATTACAGCGTATGCACCACCTGGGGGATCAAGGCCAAGAACATTTATTTACTGCATGTTCTGCGCAAGCGACTGGAATATCCGGATCTGAAACGGGCCGTGCGTGAGCAAGAGAATTTGCGTGAAGCCACCGTGATCCTCATCGAAGACAAGGTGTCCGGAACCCAACTCATTCAGGAATTGAATCAGGAAGGGCCGCACAGCGTCACCGCTTACAAACCGGATGGAGATAAGGTCATGCGCATGCATGCCCAGACGGCTACCATCGAGAATGGGCGTGTGCTCATCCCCAAAGAAGCACCCTGGCTGGATGATTACCTGCATGAGCTCGTCAACTTCCCGAACGGCAAGTATGCGGATCAGGTGGATTCGACGTCCCAGGCTTTGGACTGGATCAAACAAGACTCGCGGGTGCCGGGAATACTTCAATACTACATCAACGAAAACATCCGTTTGGGACTGGCCTATTCGGATGGCACATTAAAGGAAGACTACTGATATAAAAACGCTCGCGATAACTCAAAGGTCAGGGAGCGCAATACTTCGGCATCCCAGTTCATTTGTACAATTTGCATGTGGTAACTCTGGCGCGGAATTTAGCGATATGGTTTTATTGGAAAACGTTTGACAAGAAACGCTTCTAAATTTAGGACATTACGGCCGATTTACCAGTTTGGGCCACACGGAATAAGGTGTATCCGGCATCTCGGGGTCGATGGTCACGATGTAGACCCATTGTTCAGAGTCCACTTTGACGAGTGCGCCTTGCAGCCACTGCCCGGCTGTCACCTCATGCCAGCGTAGCTGCCCCTCGATATCTCGTAACGCGAAGGCTTTGAGGGGCAGCAGTACCGATTTCGGATCATACCGATCCCAGCGGCCGGCGTGCAGTGTTTCGACGCGCACGCTGCCACCGAGCGGGAGTTTCCCTTTCTGTGTTTGTCTTCGTCCCCAGGAAGCAAGAAATGTCTCACCTTTGCGGCGTATCGGTAATGTTGCTGCGGGATTCGCGAACGGATAGCGTGTCTCTTGCTCCCCCAGCAGGTAATACACCGCGTCGCACATGGCTCATATCGTCTGGCGGTGACCGGTGGGCTTCCAGGAGGGTGCGATCACGTCCGGGTTGTGACTGCGGTTCAA